CAAGGTTTGAAGACCCTAAAACTATTTCTGGAAGTTTGTAGTCTGGGGTACACAAAAGATTATTTTCAACACTTAAGTTATCAACAATTGCCTGGTTCCATTTTCCTATATTTGGGTATGAGTAATTGTTTGTATAGTCTGCAAAGGGATAGTCTATGTATATTGATGAACCACTATATGCTTGATTAATTCCCTCTGGAAATTCAACTCCTTGACCATAAACAAATCTTTTTTTAGCAAGAACAATTGGAACAATGTATGTGTATATAGCAACACAATCAATCTCTATGGGAGACACATCTTCGTATGCATAAAATCCTATCCAGTCTTGTTCTTTGTTATTTAAAATACTTACAGGAAACTCTAGATCTGAAGTTAGGTAATTCAAAGAAATTACTTCTTCTCCGTTTATAAGAAGAGATGCATTGTTTTCAGAAAGTCTTATGTGAACAAGCATTGGCCTTGTCCATTCGCCAATATAATAGGATCCAGAATTGTTTCCAACTTTTAAAGTAATAAATGGTCCTTCAACATACAGTCCGTCTGTAGAAGAAATTGGACCAAGAATTCTTTTCTTTGTAACTGAGTCTGAATTAATTCTCATCCATGCTTCTAGGGTGTAATCTTTATACTGACCAGCCTCAGATAAAAACCCAAGACCTGGAATAATAACAGATGGCATATCTGTATTTGGCAAAAGTTTTGTTAAGTTTGATGCTCCGTATACAAGTGGAATGCCTGTGTTCTTTGCCATAAGGCTATTATCTTTAACCATATAGTAGCCTTTGTTTTCTTCAAGACCATATGCATTTGCTTCAATTGCAAAAGACGCAGGTAGATCAATAGTTGAAGGAAGAGAAATTTGTTGAACACCAAGAGAGGATGAATTAAACTCCTCAGACCATTGTCCAACAGTAATTCCATTTACCAAAAATTCATAGTCTTCTTCATTAAGTGCTCCGCCAAGATAGTTAATTTTTATAACAACCCTAAACTGTGTGTTGTCTTGTGGAATATCAAACGTCTCTGATATAAAAAACCATCTGTCTTGAATGGATGTTGTGTAAGACTTTAATTTTTCTATTTTACTTCCAGAAGTGGTGTCAAAATACTCATAGCCAATTTCAAAACTAGAGGCATAAGCACTTAAAGAATTAAAAAATGCTCCCACAGAAAATGTTGACAGGGCTTGGTTTAAGGTTGAAAAATTAGCAATGTCATTACTTATACAAGTTATCTGACTAAAGGCATCATTTGTTAAATCCCCAGTAATTTTTGTTGTTTGACTATCTGGAAATGGTTCATCTGATAAAGAATAAACACTTGCAGATCCATTATCAATATCCCAAGTGGTGATATCCCTGCCAGCCTCATCTATCAAACTTATGTAGTCAGCCTTGTCATCCAAAGCCCACAAAGCGATTGGATGTTCTGCATATATTTTTTCCGCATAGAGGTTTGATGGGTTAGACATTATAAGTCTATTTTACCACAGAAGGCTACTTGTTTATTTTAATTTCACAGTAGTCTGTTGTGCAGTACATCTCTCCTTGAGCCTCAAGATTTTCTGCTCCATCATAAATAGCACCAAAATCAATGTGCTTTAGTTTGCCAATATATGACTCATATTGCTCTTCAGTAATCTGAGTATAAGGCTGCTGAGGATAAACAGTATTTCCCATTGGTAGGAATGAAACTGCCTTTAGTTGTCCCTCGTACATGTGAAGTGCTGGAACAACATGCTTTGACTCTGTTTCTTTGTCAAATGAAAGTGTTACAGAAACTCCATTATCAGACCAGTACTTTTGAGCAGTTGCAGCAAGTGCAATCTTTTCAAATAGTGTTACATCCTTTTCAGATCTTGGATGACCTGACTTGATTGGGAAGTAAACTACTGATGTGTTTGCTGATACAACATCGTCTTCAATTGTGTACCCCGCTGCTTTAAATAAATGAATCATTGGATCTGTAGTTCCAAATCGAACTGCACGAAGGAAGAAGTTTCCTCCAGGTCCCCAGTGAACTCCAGGAGTTGCACCAGAAAGAATTGAAACTGACCCTGATGGCTTAACTGTTGTTACACGAATTGATTCACGAACACATAGCCATTCTGAATACTGATGATCATAGTGACGGATCTTGTTGTATCCTTCATCCATCCACTCACGAACAATTGGCAAACCTTTTTGATCTGCAAACGATGCAATACCAGTAAGTGAAGTACCAATGCGACGATTACGTTGCATAATACCATTTGTTTGTGGCCAGTGTGTTGGAACAAGTGTTACAGTCTTTCCATAAAGGTATGCAAACTTCAGGGTACGCAGGAAGTCTTCCTTAGATTCATGACGATTCAAGTGCACTTCTACAAGTGTACATAATTCGTATGACTCTAATGGCTGCTCCGCACAAGGATTAAAGCCCATCACACGATAGTCTTTTCCATCTGGCGCATCCTTTAGTCTGCCATAATTACGAGCAACATCAAGCCAGATAAAACCTGGTTCTCCATTTTCAGTAATTAAATCTACATAGTCTTCGTACTTTGTTCCTACTTCTGCTGAAATAGAATTGTTAGACATCCAAGCCCAACCTGGATTTTCTGGATCAAATGAATTGCGTTCTGGGAATATTTCTGAATTCTTTAGATTCATAAATGTTTCGTCCCCTGCATTACCTAAAGCAAGAGTTGCTGATCTACGAACATTGCCCGATACCACACAGGTACCAATAAGGTTTACCAAGTCTACGATGGCACGAGAATCTAGTGTTTCTCCGCCTCTGGAGCCGATTACACGGTCTATCTGGTCGTGCAACTTGATAAGAGGTGCAGGTCCTGATGCAACGCCTCCAAAGCCCTTAATAGGGGCTCCAAGAGGTCTGATCAAATCATAGTTAAACTTCTGAATACTCTGGTTTGCTCTAAGATATGAGTTAATCAAAAGTCTTACAGACTCTACCCAGCCTTCACGGGTGTCTGGAATTTCGAACACCTGTTCTGGTTCTGTTGGGGCATAGATTGAGAAATTCTTATCCTGTCCCACTGTATCAAACCCTACACCAATGCCAAGCATCAATGCATCCATAACCCAAGCAAACAGGGCTCCTGGATCATTCTTGTCAAGGTCCTTTGTAGATACCATTGCACAGTTTTGTAGTGCTGCTGAGTTCTTCTTCTCCATAGTCATAGGAGTTCCAAATGCCCACATACCGCGACCTGGTGGGGTCCACTTTAATTCAAACATTCTTTGAAATGCTTCTTGTGCAGATTTCTGAGCCTTGTAGTCATTCCAAGGTAAACGGTTTTCTTTAGCGTGATTCTTTTGTACTGAATACATACCCTCAATTACACGACGACAAACTTCGTGCCATCTTTCCTTAGTTCCATCTTCTTTCATACGAGAATATGTACGAATAAAAGTAATTTCTCCAAGTGAATTTTCTGCTGCATCCTTAAAACCGAATGGGCTTTCTTGAGATTTATACTTTTCTACGAAGTCCTCTGGAAGTTTAAAACTAAAAAAATCTGACATGTGTATCGTCCTTTCAAAAACGGAATAGTCTTAAGTATAGCAGAGTTTTATAAAAAGCAAAACTCTCCCCTAAAGTTATGGTTTATAGTTAGTTTTATAAAGTTTGCCAGTGTAAATAATCTCTGTATTCTCCATGCCCAATAACTCTTGAATCAACCCACCAATCTTCATGGAATGATCTATGAACTAATGAGTATCCTAAAGAATCTAAAATCTCTCTTTGTGCATCTCTAACTGATTCGTTTCTCCAATACATATTTGCATCGTGCTCAAAAGTAATTAAAGTAAATCTGTATGTGTTTAGTGGAACTGCTATTAGTCCTTGAAGCGTCCAGTGACTATTTCCTACTGGTCTTCCGTAATTGTCATAGCCAGCATCTATGTCTAATTGTAGGTAATCAATTTGTTTTGGAAAGTTATTTTTTTCAAAGTAATCTATATAGTTGAAAGCAAGAGCATCACCCATACACGGATTTTTTCTATTTGCATTAAAATCATCTCTCATAGAATCAATTACTTCAAAGGATACTCCCGTCCAGTCATAGTCTTGCTCCAATAAAAAAGTGTTATTTCCATTACTATAATGTGCTGCACCTAACTCTACATAATATCCATTTTTCTTTTTATTTAAAATATCAATTACGAACTGCTCTTGCTGTGTTATGTTATGCATTATTTAAACAACCTTTTCTTTAGTATACTTAGAGAATCTTTTGTACTTACACCTGCAAAAATTGCTGGCTTCATTACATACCTTGAGAATTAAGAAAATTCATCTCGTTATGAATCCAGTGTCCAGGAATCATATATTTAAACCCAGACTTTACAATATGTGCTGTATGAAAATATGGAGGATATGCTGGGAATATAATAACGCTATTTGCTTTTGGTTTTAGTCCAAAATCAATTGCTCCTTTGGCTACAGATATGTCATAATCCAAATCTATGGCTGGTGCTGATCCTTTTGAAAACCCATCAGCGCTTGTCCATCCACCATTATAATCTTTTAACTGAAAAGATATTTCTCCACCTTCGCAGTCATCATTTAAATACATTACAAGAGAATACCTTAAAGTTTTATCTCCATCTAATTGATCAAAATGTGCGCCCATTCCCATTCCAGTATTATATTTTTTTATGTTAAAAGTTGGAAAAAGTCTTGGCTCGTCAAAATCTCCAAGAGATGTAGCATAGTCTTTACAAACATTGTAAAGTGTATCCATTATTGAATTATAAATATATTTACTTTTTTCTTTTACATCTCCATCAATTTTGTTTATTGCATTAATGTCAAATGTTTTTGTTTCTCCATAAATAAAACTTTTGTCATTAGAGGATGTCCAAGGATTCCAAACATTTACGTTAAACTCATCATTTGCCTCTAAAGAATCTAATTCTTTTAGTATGCTTTGAAATTTATCAAAATCTTCTATAGCATCTGTATAGTAGTAAACCTTTGGGTCTAATATCTCTTTTTCCATTTATTTCTCCTTAGTACCTATTTCTTACGTAGTGATCTTTTTCTTTAACAAATCCCACAATAACATACCTTATTGGGCCTTGTCCTACATGTCTTACTCCATGCTCATGTTTTTCATCACCTGGAAAAAACAAAAGATCTCCTGGTTTTGGCCTTAACGAAATATCTAAGTTTGGAAAAAAAAGTTCTCCATCTACATATTCATCATTTATATATATAATTGTAGCATATCGAATAGATGGGTCTGTACGCTGGTCTGTATGAGCCTTTAACTCAACTCCAGGCTGCATTCTTTGAATTGTTGCAAGCCCACTTAAAATTAATAATGGATCTGAGTCTGTAATAATTTTTGACATTCTATCATAAAAAACCTTATATTCTTTATGATGCTGGATACTTAAATTTTTGTCTACCCAATTTTGTGTGATTTCAAATTTACCTTCAGCAACAAGATTATCAACATCATCTCTGCCAAACTTTTTCATACAAAAATTTTTTAAATTTCCCATATACTCTACTTCCCAATCTGATTGAGATGCTTTATCTATTGTTTCTAATACAAAAGACAATTCATCTTTTGTAAGAAAATTTTTAATCCAAAAAATTTCTTCCGTAACTTCTTCAAATTCAAGATTATTATCTTTAAGATTTTTTTTAAATTTTTCAATCATTTGAAATATCCTCAGATCTATATTTATTGCCTTCTTTATCTAATTTCCAACCTTGCTTAAGCAACTCTTGCCACTCTGCTCTTTCAATTTCTTGCTTTGCTCTGGTCTCTTTCATCTCTGCTGCCCAGGCATCTCTTAATTCTTGTGGGTATGCATCTTCTTCTCTGTCATCCCAGAAAGATCCTATTGTATATCTTACTCCGCTTTCAATTAATGTTACTTCGTGCATATTACTAAATCCCCCGTCAAATACGGCAAGCATTCCAACCTTCGGTTGAATTTCTAAATCTTGACTTGGAAACTTAAGAAGTCCTCCTTCAAAGTTATCATTAAGGTATAAAAAGCCTGCATAACGACTTCTTGTAAATGCTCCAGACTTTCCTTCAGCATCTGTATTGTCTGAGTGCACTCTTGCATATGCTCCTGGCTCCCACTTTTGTGTGTGATATCCAATCTTGCAAATTGTTTTTGGGTCAAGGTCGTGTACTGAGGCAATTGCTTCTGGCATTGTTTTTTCAATATCTGAAAATATGGTTGGAGGTAGTCCAGCATCAAGCAGTTCTTGATCATTATCTTTTGGTAATACTGAAGAGTAGGACTCATAGAATGAAATAGGCATCCAAGACATTGCACCATTATTTGCTTGAGCATCTAAGGCTTGAATCATTTTTTTACAATCTTCTTCACTTATAAAATTTTCATAAACAACTATATCTTTTGTTAGTCTTTTTTTGTTATTTAAATTCATGATATTCTTACTCCATTTTCTATAGCCGTTCTTTGAGGGTGTTCATCTCTAAATTTTTTCTCTAATTCTGGTTGCATACTAGCCCAAACCTCTTTACCAAACTCTTTTTCTTTTGCATACCAGTCATCTGTTCCTTTTTGATATTTTTGCCAATACATTCTTGCTAAAAATTTATTTTTATTATATGATGGCATTACTGCGTGTAGATATGGCTTACCTTCTTCTGTCAGATAATCTGGGTGCCCTGATGGAAAAACTAAAAGATCTCCCGCTTCTGGCTTATACTTTACAAGTTTATCTCCCATTGCAAAATCAATTTCTCCACCCTCGTAGTTATCATTAAAATATATTGTGCACGTTATAACAAAATTATATCCTGGAGCAGAACCTCTTTCTGGTTGGTAATCTGAATGATATCTCATTCCATATCTTTCGTGCTCCAAAGCATCTTTCTCAGTTACATGATAATACCCTACTGTTCCACCTGTCCATCTCCAAGTTGGAATAGAATTTCCATTTTCGTCTAAAGATGTTTCGTTTAGATCTACATCAATATTATGTCTTTTAATATAATCTTCTGTAACCAAATGAAAATTTTCCATCATTTCTATACCAAAATTTTTTTGATCTTCTTGAGTTTGTGTTTTTGTTTTTAGATTTTTTACATTTCCATATTTGTCTGACAGATCAAACTCAGGAAGTATCGGGGCCATATACTCTCCAAAAATAGACCACTTTGACCAAGGAGTAAAAAGTCTGTCTTCTGTTTCTAATAAAGAATCTGTTAGAACCTTGTAAGATTTTGATATGTCTTTAAACATGTTTTTGTAAACAAGAACATTAGGATATATTTCTATTGCTTCAAGATATTTATCTGCCATGTTAGGGTTGCCTTTCTCCCGTATGCTTTGTTATCTCCCAAAAAAATGGGCAAGTAAATCTTAAACCACTTGTAATCTCAGTTACTCCGTGTACATAGTTTTTATCACCTGGGAAAAAGTAGGCAGCACCCTTTTTAGGTTTAAACTGTACCCCTTGTAAAGGAAAATACAACTCTCCACCTTCATAATCATCATTTAAATAAAACAAACTTGAAAGATCATAGTGAGGGAAATCATTTGGTAATCCTGCATCAGGCCCTTCGTGCAATTCTTTATCTGCGTGAGGTCTTTGAAGTTGTCCTGGAAGCCATTTAACAATGGTTGCCCCTGTTGGAATAACTTCTACTTTATAAAACTCTTCAATGATTGGCCTTAGTCTTTTAAATAGCCCATTAATTATTGGAGATATTGATGGGTCATTTTTATCTAAGGTTTGCTGAGTTGCAAC